AGGACAATGGCAACGGTAGCTGTTTTAGGATTGGGAGATTCATTAAAGGAATTTATTAATGAAGGTTATGATAATGTGATTGGAGTTAACGACATTTGGAGGTATGTCAAAACTAATGTTATAGTTTGTGTAGATTATCCTAAAGCTTTCACACCCGAGAGGCTCAATGTCATAAATAATTCAAAACCTGATGCCTTTTATTCCTGCATGGTTATATGGGATTCCCGTCTGGATTTTAAGAAGATAGATTTGTTACCGGGATATCCGGATCAAATATGCAGGCTTGATATGCCGGGATTGAATAAGTCATATTGTAGTCCATTTGTGGCAGTTCAGGTAGCTTATAGATATTACGATGCAAAAGAGATTCATTTATTCGGAGTTGATTTAGTTAATCATCCGCATCTAGATAAAACCCTTTGTGACAAGATAAAAAATCATTTCAGAAATCTCAGAACAATGCTCGAATCAAAAGGCTGTCAGTTAATAGTTCACGGAACTGGCATCCTTAGTATTCAATTATGAATACAAATATTTCAAATCCTTAATTTACATTTGTAATCACTTAAATACTCAAAGACAATGGGTGACGAAATGTGGTGTTGTGATTCTTATTATTATTCGTTTGCAGTACACCTTCAAATAAATGATGGTTTCCCCTGCGAGAATTCATTATGGATAGCAGATTATCTTTTTGATTGTTTCGGAGGACAAGGAAATTAATATGGAAGCAGCAATCTTAAAAATTTATGGTGACATAGGAGAACCTGATCCTATGTCTGAATTGTTTAATAATTCTGATGAAAGTGTTTCAGCAAAAACAGTATCGGACTTTCTTGATGAACATAAAGAGGCTTCCGATATTACTATAAAAATAAATTCCAGAGGAGGCGATGTGCAGGAGGGATGGGCAATACATGATCTCCTCATGAATTCCGGTAAAAGGATTAAAACCATTGGTGAGGGTAAGATCTACTCAATAGCAACAATCATTTTCCTTTCTGGTTCTGAACGTGAGATAATGAAGAACGCTGACGGTCTTATTCATAATCCTTTCATTCCTCCTTTCACATTAGCAGACCAGTACGAATCAGATGATCTTTTAAAGATTGCCGAATCTCTTAAACAGGAAGAAGCCAAAATCCTTGATTATTATGTTGAGAGGACAGGAACTTCGGCTGAAAAACTTGCTGAATACATGAAGGAAGATACTAAACTTTCGGCTGAGGATATGCTTTCACTTGGATTTGCAACTAAAATTATTGAGCCTGTAAAGGCTTTCGCAATTTATAAACCTAAAAATAGTTTTAAAATGGATGAAAAGGAATTTAAGTCATGGGGGCAAAAACTTGATACTCTCTTGGAGAAAGTTAAGAATCTATCAAGGATTACCCCTGCCGATCAGACGTTGAAAGACAAAGACGGCAAGGAATTCAAACTTGAAAAAGAAACCGGCGCTCCGGCAGTCGGAGATAAAGCCTCTCCTGATGGTTCGTTTACAATGGCAGATGGAAAGACTATCGTTATTGCAGGCGGTGTAATCTCAGAGATAAAAGAGGCTACGGTTGGAAAGACTGAACTTGAACTGGCAAATGAAAAGATTGCTGAACTTCAGGCAAAGCTTAATGCCAAAGTCAAAGAGGTAGCTGATTCCAAACAGGCAAAAGAGGAATTTGAAGCCGAGAAAGTAAAAGCTGCTGCACTTGTAACAGAACTTACTTCCATGAAGAATATGTGGAGGCCTGATTCACGGAGCAAGTTGAGTTCCGGTAAGAAGGTCGGGGAAATTGATCTTGACCAAGTGCGTGAAATTATGACTAACAAAAAAACTGAATAATTATGTCACAAGCATCTCCTTCGTGTGGACACACGCTAAATTTCGATAATCTTCATTTCACACCTGATGAACTCAGGTCATTGAATGAACTGGTTGTAACTGCCGTTCTAGAAGCACCTTCGATTAGTGCATTTCACTCCCTTGTCACCGGGATTAAAAATGATAAGAGAATAGGTATTATCCCCGGCACGTTTGGACTTCTCTTAAAGGCAGGGCAGGGTTGTAATCCTGAGCCGAACTGTTATGAAGATGTTGCTATTGAAAAAACATGGGAACCTCACCAGTTAGAATTCATAACTGATATCTGCTTGACTGATCTGGTAAACTCTCTCATGAGATTTTATATCAACTGTACAGATCCTTTCGATCTCACCCGGACAGAAATATTCACTTTCATTCTGAATATTCTTGCCAAGGATTTCCCAAAAGAAGTCCTCCGCTATGCCTGGTTCGGACATATTCATGCTACACCTGTTCCGGTAGGGGTTTTAACTCCGGGTTCTGATCCTACGTTCTGGAATGTATTTAATGGATTTTGGGATCAGATGGCTGCTATTTATGCTACTAATCCTTTGCAGATTAATGCCATGCCGGGGAATGCTTCGTTAACATACGCCCTTCAGGGTACGGTTGCAACTCCACTGCTCACAATGGCTGCTGTCAATGCTCTTATTGACAATGCGATTTCGGAACTTGCACAACAGCCTGACAGGGTTCTTTTGGTAACAAGATCAGTATTTGACAGGCTGAGAAGGCAACTTCAGGCATTAGGAACTGCATTTCAGGATTACAAACTGATGATCAACGGGATTGAATTTGCTAACTGGGATGGTATCCCGATGTATTCTATTCCTTTGTGGGATCAGTGGATTCGTGCTTATGAAAATAACACGATAGTCGGACGTTGGAATGATCCTCACAGGGTTGTCTATACAACCAAATCGAATCTAAATATCGGTATGTCATGTACCAGCCTGTTTGAAAACATTAATACATTCTACGATCCTACTACTCGGCTCAACAGGATAGAGGCTATGGATGCTTTTGATGCTAAGATCATTGATGACCGTCTATTGATGGTGGGGAGGTAGATTATGACGATAGGATGTAATCAACTTGTAGATTGTATCCTTAAAAACTGTGACAATCTTGTCCCGGGAGTTAAGGATTTGGCTTGGTTCATCAACTTCGATGACGTTGATAAAGACTTAAGCACTTTTGATCCTACTAATCCCTTGCTTTTAACCAGTTTAATATTAAAGACTGTTTCACCTCCTGCCTGTGCGTATTGTGTTACAGGGTATAATTTCTCAAATGAACATAAAGCCTCTATGGTAAAGAAAACTTACCAGAAGGTCTGGGATCATGGATTTGTTTTTCGTGTTTTTGATAACACTCCGGAAATAAAACTCTGGATCAAGAATGCCCAGAACAGTCGTTTTATGATCATCATTGAGAACAATTACAATAAGCCTGCCCATGCTCCACTTGCTGCAGGGAGGACAGTTTTTGAAGTTCTTGGTTATGACTTTGGATTAGAGTTAAATGCAGCCGAAAGAGATGCAAACTCAGATGAGATGCTTGGTGGATGGTTATTGACCGCAGGATGTTCCGACAAACTGAAGGAATCGCTTCCTCCACTTTCGTATTTTGTTACTTCTATTGCATTGACACGAGCTGCTATTCTCTCATTACAGTGTCCATGTTGCGTATAAGATAAGTGGGGATTAAAATTCCCCACTATTTTTTATGACAGAAATTGATGAGGTATTATCATTTTCAAGGGACTATATAAACAAACGTTCATGTAGGACACCAGAAAGAAAAGCCAAGATTAGGCAAGCGATAAGATCATTAACAGGCGAAAAACTTGGAAAATCCTGTGGAACTTGCTATATTGAGGCGTTATTTAAAATATTAAAACTCTATTCCATGAGCCAGTATGAATTAAAAAGAGGGTATGTTGCTCAGTTTGACACGGGACAGTTCCACGATGTCAAAGCTTTTACAAATGATAATCTTATAAACGATCCGGGAAAATATGACGCTATCTGTGCAGAATGGGTAAAACGCCATCCGGAACGTGCAGCCGTTTATCTTGTTCGCAGACCGGGACCCGCTATGCCGATTATGCCTCCGCAAATAACAATCATTCCTCCGATTAAAAAAGAGGTATCAGAACCAACCCCTGAAGACTTGATAAATTCAGCTCTTGGGACTGAAAAAGCCTCAAAGAAAAAACCTTCCAAATCTAAAACCTGATGAGAGTATCCGCTACAAAAACAGCACCAAGAGTTGAGCGGAACGTATATATAACTTCAAAAAGGATTAAGGGGTATGGCACTAATAATGACTATCCTCAAAAAGTATTGGAGATCATAAATAGTTCCGGCACGGGAAAGACCTGTATGGATATTTATATTAAGTTTGTCAAAGGAGGAGG